CAACATTAAGATTCATGTTACTTTTGGCTTCATATCTTTGTAGATGTAACTTATTATACCTACTTAGCAAAGCCATACGGTCTTTGCGTTCTGCCACTATTCGCTTTTAAATTCTTTTGCTTCGTTGCTTTTTTCAATTAGTTTGTTTTCAACAAACTTGTATACACGTTCAAATGCTTGGTCTGTGTTTTCATCATCACGCTTATAGTCAACAATACCAAGATCAAATCTTACTGATTGGAAATTGCCTAGATTATGTGTGTATCCTAGTGTTACTGATACCTTTGTGTTTTTATTTTCTTCCATACCCCACCATTTCTATTTTTAAATATTCTCTGCCCAAACAGGAATAAATCTACCATCTTCTGTCTTCGTATATGTAAGTATACCGTCACCCATGCGCCTTGTCAATTCTTGGCTTGTAGGCGTCATATTATTTGTTATAAGCCCATCTTTTCTTGGTTGTCCTATATGTATAGTAGCCAGTATAGCACGTATGTCCCTTACTGTGCTTTCTGAATAATAAGATCTAATTTGCCAACCTCTTTGTCCATCTAACCTTGCACCAATTGGTTTTGGTATCATTCCAGTCTTCATTAATTTAGGCATATATTTTCTATGACGATTAATTAATTTAGCAGTCTCAGCAACAGTGTATGCACGTTCTCTATTTTTTCTAAAGTCGGAACGTAAACAAGTCTCAATTCTATCTTTAGTAATATTATAAACAGAAACCATTCCAGTAGATCTTGAACTATGATGTAGCCTTACCAAGTCTCCATTAAGAAACCATATCTTTTTATTACCTTTTATTACAGTTTCGTTATTGTATTCTTGGCTCTCAATATTTCCTTTGCTAGTAGCCATCTACCTTCTTCACTTTCTGTTGGAGGATGAAAAAATGTTCTTAGTCCGCATCCCATGCAATATGTTTCCATATGTTGAGCACTGCTGTACTGTCTATCAACAAAAATTCTACCCTTGCATTTTTTGCAAGAAATCATTAATTATTCCCTTAATTTGGAATTCCAACAATAACTAGATGCACTGATAAAGACAGGTCGCCAGAAGCCCCAAACCTTACAACACCCTCTACTCTTGTTTCTGTAACACTTTTTAGAACAATATTTACGTTTTGTCCTGCTGGTGTTTGTCCAGTGTTAACTGGTGTTGCTGATACTATTGGTGGGTATTTAAAGTCTTTAAAGTCATAAGTAAATGTTCTTTCGTTCCCCGCCGAAACTGTTGAGTTGTTCGCAACTTCAACCAAACCGCCTACAATTCTTGTATTAGAGGTTTGCACCTCTGCTTTACCCGCACTTGCCGTATCAATAATTGTTTTACTTGTTTGCTTAGAAGCAACATTTGTAGAAAGATCGTTTACAGCCTCAATTAATTGATATAAATATGTAACATCAAGAGGTTGCCCTCTTTCTGGTAGTGGTACTTTTGCCATTTATTCCTCCTATTTTATTATACCAAAGAAACTAAGCCAGAGTTGTATATTTCAAAATTGGCATTTAGTGTTTTTTCGGATGATTCAACTTGAATGATTACACGTACATTTGTTGTTCCAGTTTTAATAAATTGATATGAATGAATTGGCGTTGTTCCGTGGTAAGTTGCGGTAGCATTATCAAACCCAACAAAAACATCATAACTTGGCCTATTTAGTTCATCTCCCCAAACTGCACTAATAATTGATGCTGAAACCTGTACGGCGCCAGCCACAGCAGTAATTGAGTCATCTAATACAAGATTTATTGGAGACCATTGAGAGGTTCTGTTTTTATCTTCAGAAACAATTCTATATCTAAAAAAATATCCAACCTTATTATGATCTAGCGGGGGTAAAGAAGATTTTTTAATTATAACTCTTTTAATTCCTGCGTCAGCCATTATGAATTATTTCCGCTAGAAAGATCTACTGAAAATCTAAACTCAACATAATTACTAGTATTAGGACTCTTAACTATGGTTTCTGCTCCTGAAGTTTGAATTACTGAGTATCCTGTTAATCCATAGAGTGGGTTTATTGTAGAAACATTTTCTAATTTTAAAGCGTCTAATGCTACATAGTAATTGCCAGACGGGTTAACTCCATCAATAACACATGCATATATTTTAACTACAGAAACAGCATTCCAGTCAAACCCAGATGTTCTGTATAGTTGTTGAAGTTGTTTTGTTACAACAAAATATCTTTCTGTAGCAAAATCATATTGTCCACCACTGCTGTCATCAGCAACTTCTGCTTCAAGTCTTGCAAACTCTGTTCCACTTGTGTTTTCAAATGAAACTAAAACTCTGGCTCTTTCTGGTTGAGTGCCAGAACCATATGTTCCATCTCTGTTTATTATTGAAAATGCTAATCTTAACTCATCTGTTGGAGAGTTTTTTGTAAAGTCAACTGTTGCTCCGCTTAGTCTAATGTAATTTGATCCTGCGCCTATTTCAAAAGTATCTTGTGTTGGACCGCTATCTGATTCAATATCAAGATCAGCCTCGTTACCTTTTATCATAATAATATTATTTAAAAACCTTGGTCTTTCATATCTTGCAACTCTTGGTGATTTAAAAAATATTGGATTATCTGCGTTTGTTTGAAATACTGGATCTGTTACAGCAATGACGTTATCATAGTTTGGGGCATCTAATGCATCAGACTCTGTGTCAATTGCTACCGCAGATGCTTCTGTTACATATTGCCAATTTTCTGTTTGTGTAAAAGCAAAAACTGTCTTGCTGTCATATGCTCCTGCAGAAGGATTAGAGCCTGCAGAATATATTCCAATTTCAGTTATTTCATATCTTTCTTCTGTTGGTAGTTCTGCTGTTAAAACAATCTTATCTACACCCTCTTCGTTTACGAAACCTCTAGATGAGATTGGAACACGAAACATTTCAAAATCTAAATTTGTTTTTGTTGAATAGTCGCCTATTTCATCGGCGGTATCTAAAGGAGTAGCACCACAACCAATAGCGATATACGAAGCATAGGCGGGGGCCTGACCAAGTAAATACTTTGCAATAATAGTTTTACCAGTATTAGTTATCATGAGGTGTAGTCTCCAAGATCTGCTTCATATATTGTACCACTTACGCTGATTTGTGTTTCTACTTGTTCGTCAGGATTTACGTTAATAAATTCAATAATTAAGTCTCCTGCTGCGTTAAGGTATACGTTTTCTCCATTAGTTCCGTTGCCAGTTTCTGGAATTTTGTCTTCTAGTTTAATTGAAAATCCAGCAAAAAACTTATCTGCGGTTTGCTGTAGGCTAAGAATATTGTTTGAATTATACCTTTGTTGAATGGCTGAAAGGTTTTTAATTGGTTGATATGATATTTTTTGACCGTTAACAATATCAGACCTTGTTATGCTAATTAATTCTTGACCGCCAATATTTTCAAATATCTGATCAAACATTCCATCTGTAGGAACAGATTCCTCATCAAATAATATAATGTCTAGAGTTGCTGTTTTAACTGGTGGTGATGCCTCAAACATTCTTGCAGAAAACATTTCTGGTTCTGGTGCTGGGGGTGTTGCTGTAATACTTACAGATGATGGGGCTGTTGCTTTTATAACTCCAGAGTCTGAAGATCTTCCAAAATATTCCGCTTCTTTTCTATTTAAAATTGCAAGCATTCCCATAGAATCTATGTGGCCATTTGACAGTGTTACAGATTTTCTTTCATTTGCAGTTAACTGTTGATATGCAGGAACATCATTAAAATATCCTTGAGCGTTTACTCCACCTCTTGCTGCTACTTGCGCTGCTCCTACAATTGATATTGCTTCTGCTGTTTTTGCAGCATCTACGGCCGTGCTAATTGTGTTGTCAGATTGTTTTGATTTTTGTCTTTCGTAGTTCTGCCAGTCTAATGACATACTATACCTCCGCTAAATAAAGTGTCATGTCTGGACCATTTATTTTTCTTGAATACTCAATATTATATACTATAAATCTAGAATCAACTGAAGTAACTAGGTCTAAATTATTAGAGTCTTTATAGTTAATCGTTACAATGTCTCCAAGTTGAATTGTTGGAGTTGCAAATATTTTTAAACCAACTGATTTTTTAGGAACCATAAGTTTGTCTATCATCCAACCCATTAAGTTTTCTGCATCATCTTGCGTTTGTATGTACGGAGTATCTAGAGTAAACTCATTATTTCCATAAATCATTCTACTTCTTTTAATTTCATCAAACCTTTGTTTTTCAACTTGCGGAGAAACAATCTGAGAAGATCCAGTTAGTAATGGGTTAGAAAAATTACTACGCTTTTTAAAATACTCATCAACTGTTAACTCATGGGTAGTATCTTGTGTAAATGTAACTCCTTGAATTCTTAAATAGTTACCGCTTGTTTCGTCAAGATTTAGGGCTGTATCTGTAGCATTAAATATTAAAAATTCAGCACCGTATGAGTCTGCATAAAAACCAGATGAGACGTATCCCTTAATATTATTAAATGTTGGGGATAACTTAGCATAAAGTGCGGGGTATGCACGATCATACTTAACATCAAAGTAAGCACACTCTCTCATTATTGAGCCAAACTCGTCAAAGTATAAATTATATTTAGGTGGTTGCTGAGCACTGATACCAGACAAATATGTTGCTTGAACAATACCGCTCATTGCGTATTTTCTTAAAGACTCACTAGCACTTATCTCGTTATCTCCAAAAGCAGAAGACAATGTTTCTCCAACTGTAAACACGGTATTTTGAGAGTAGTTTTGAGACAGAGCGTATATGTTTTCAAACATTACTCTAGATGAACCACGAACAAATGGAGCCATATTGTTGTATATTGGAAGTGGGTCTGGATCATCTACAACTTTAATTAATTGATTATTAATGTATAAATAGAATCTTCTTGTTTTTCCTATGTCTTGATACTCTACGGCTAAATCGTATACCGTTGGATTTTCCTCACCAGTCATTCTATATTGACCAGTAAACCTTCCATCGTCAACTATAATTTTTGATAAACCGCCATAAAGTTTTACAGGAATCGCATCGTTATTTGATGCATCTTTTTTAATTTTATAAAATACAACGTTATTAATAGAAATATCTGATTGATTATTTTTGTCTAATTGCAAATATGACTCTATGTTGTCACTTGTTAGCGCAGCAATTTCAAAATAATATCCGTTGTTAGTTGTTGGATTAAGTAATACTGCTAATCCTCCTGAGCCACCGCCAATATTTACGTCTTGATCTGGTTGAACTCCAGCAACCTGATAGTATGTTGTGCTTCCGTTTGGCGTTTGACTGCGACGTTCATTATTTTCAATCTTACCAATAATACGCATTCTTGTTCCAAAATGTTTATAAGAATTATCTAACTCCTTATAAACGTAAGAAACTAGGTCAATTGGAGTTTCAGTTGTTTCAAAAGTTGGTCCATTCATGACTAAGGCTGATGATTGAATTGTTCCAGTTTTAGGAGATATGGTTGAATTAACTGGAGTTTCTGTAGTATAACTTGAAGACATAAAGTTTTTAATTGTTCCGCCTCTTGAGGTTTGTTGAGCCTTAGAATTGTTAACTCCTGCTGCTCCAGTTATTGTTGCTGGCAAAGAAATATCTTCAAGTAATGTAGTTGTAAATAAATACTCAGTTTTCATTTGACAACCTCTAACATAGGTATTGTCTGACCAGTAAGAATCTATTCCAGCGGTATGGCTTGTTATTGTTGTTCCAAATTGAGCACGACCATGCTCATAAACTGCGCCATTTTGTAAACGAGTAATACCTTCAATTTCTTCATAAAATGGAACTGTATAAATTCTTACTAATCCAGTTGGGTATATTTTTCCGTTAAATGGTAATGATCTAAAAAAGTTTTGATATTCTTGGTTATTAGTAATCCACACATTACTACTACCCTGTCTATGAGACACTCTCCATGCCTGAATTTCTTCACCTTTTTGTGCTTCTGTAATTTCTCCATTTGCAACTTTTTTATCTAATGCATCAATAACGCTTGTTGGTGCTAATCTTCCAGGTAAAACTATTTCTGGCTTAGACTCATCTAAATTTATACCGTCTGATAATATTGGATACCATATCGCAAGAGTAACGTTAAATTGTGCAGCATCATATCTAATAACTTCTCCATTAGAATAAAAATATCCTTGATACCTTGTAAGCCAATAAACGTTTTCTCCAAGATCAAAGACATTGTTTACTATTTTACGATTAACTACACTTGGTGCAGATGCAGTAAGATCAGAGTTTAATGGCATTGCTCCTAAAACGTATTTGCCCTGCTTAGATGCAACTTCATTAATTGTTTTAGTTGAGTCTGTTCCAGATACTTCCCATAAAAGTGCGGGTTTATAAATCCAAGTTTTATCTATATCAATCATACTTGCTTGACGAATAGATCCATACGACCTCTGAATATATCTAGTTGTATAATTAATCTTTCCATTGTTGTAAACTTTTTTGTCTTGTGATGCAATTGAAATAATATTTGGAAGTGTGCCAGATGAAGAGTTTTCAACAATACCGCTAATAGATTGATTTGTGGCTCCAGACAAAACCATGTTAGATGATCTATCTTCTAAATCTGGAAGCATATAGTTTTTACTCATTACGATAAAATTATTGTATTCATCAAAGAACATTGCGGTTTGTGTAGAGACTGCAAGTTGATTTAATACTTCCGCTACCGTTTGATCTGGAGCAATAAAAAAATATGGAATAATTGGGTCTGGCTCATTTGTTGTTCTATAAAATGCGTAATTACTAAATCCAATATAATCAAGGATTAAACTAATTGAATAACTAAGCGATACTTCTGTTACTAACATTCTTGGAGCAGGCATAGATTCTAAGAAGAAATAAAAATCTCTTAAAGATATTTCTAACGTGCCAGCAGTAACATCTGCTTGTGGAAATCCGTCAGAGTAAAGCGTTTTAATTGGAACCCAGTAGTCAAATCCACTTACGTTTAATATTTTTTCATAAAAATTAAATTTAATATTTTTACGAACATAGTCACTAACTATGCTATTAGTGTTGTTATCGTTAAATGCTTGATCATCATCAAACAAAGATATGTTACCAGTTGAAGCAAGTAGTTGTCCTACTGGTAAGGTAGATGTTCCAAGATCAGAAAGAATTTTTTTAATACTATACTCAATTGTTTTATCGGATATGTCAACAACTAATCTTGGAGACATTTCAATTAAATCAAATGTAGAATCAAACTTATTCATTTTTTCTACTACAATTCTTAAGCCACGAATGTTTTGAAACTCTCTATAAACAGTTTGACCATTTGTTGTTTCTTGAAAAGATAGTGGGTTTGTTAGGTCTGTAACAAAAGTTGTTTTATTATCAAGTTGTT